CGTGATCGGGGAGGGTAAGTGATGGATAAGTTGGAAGATATTAGATTGGTCTCACTTTACTTTGACCCCGTGCAAGAATTGTTTAGGGTTGAAACAAATGATGGGCTGTCTCAAAATACACAAGGTGCTGCGGAATTGCGATCTTTGGTCGCTGTTGCATTATATAATGCAGCGGAGAACATGAGAAACAATACTTCTACAACATGCGTAAATATTGATGGATTTGAAATCACATCCGTTGATGTGTTGGCAAATTAAAGGAGGGTGAGTGATGGATATTGTTGAACAATTACGCAAAAGCGCAAATACTGTTTACTCACAAGATGGCTATACGTTTCGCCTTGGATTGCAGAACGATGCCGCCAATGAGATTGAACAATTGCGGGATGCTTTGCGATGGGCTTTGCCTTATGTAAAAAACGATGAAAGAGTTAAGGCTATTGTTCGCGCCGCATTGAAGGAGGGTGAGTGATGGATATTGTTGAACGGCTACGGAAACGCGCCGCCACTTGGTTATCTGTTGGTTGGGGCAACAATGACATCTTTGATGAAGCCGCCAATACGATTGAACAATTGCGGAGAGATGAGGAAAAATATCAGGCAGTTATTAGCAAGTTAATCGCAAAAAAGGTTGCTGATAAATATTGGTCAAAATTTCTTACCGGCGATGATTTTAATCCTTGGGATGCACTGAAGGAGGGTGAGTGATGAAAACTGATTATGAAAAATTACAAATGCGGATTAAGTTTATAAAAGACGACATTCGCAAAATTTGCAGTTCTGCTCACTGGACAAGCGAACGGTTAAAAGCTGCGGATGGTAACGTGCCACAGTATTTCATAAACCAACACGGAATCACAGCAGAAGCGATTAATGAAGCGTATTTTGTTGGGAGACAGGCTGGGCGGTTGGATATGGCAAAAGATATTATTGGGGTGATTGGGGAGGGTGAGTAATGGATCATGACGTATGGATGCGAATATTGGATTTCATTGACTATCATGCCTGTGCGCTTTTGCGGGAAACCAACGTCATGCAAGCCAGATGGCTATACGAAGCACAACAAGAAAACAAGTTGTTTAAGGATAAAGTTCGCCAGTTGATTGCGGGATTAGGGATGAAGGAGGGCGACCAATGATCATCCAACTCAACCCTACCATTCCGCTAGAGACGCCTAAGGGACGTGCCAAAGCGCACTTTCTGATCGACTATGGACAAGAGCACCATTTGCTATTCGTATGCTTCCAAGACGACACGGGCGAGTGCTGGACGTGGCCGAACCCGCAGGTCAAGTTGCAGGAGAATGTCTCGATGATGCAGGTTAGGAAATAAGATGTCAGCCGTAGGAATGAAATGCGAGGCATGCGGCGGCCACTCTCGGGTGTATTCCACGCGGACGAGTGCCATACCGAACGGGATCCACAGGCGCAGGGAATGCGGCCTGTGCCGCCATCGATGGACGACGGTTGAGGTATCGGCTGACACGTTAAAATATATTTTAAAAAGAAAACAAAAAAGTGTTTGCAATTCAAATTTAGATATGCCACAAGAATTGGGCAGGGCGGTGGTCGCCCTCTAGATGGAGATTATAGATGTACCACATTTACCAAGCTCGTACCCCGATCGCCACGGCCGAATCCTATGAGGTTGCCCGCTTCCACGTTAATTTCGTCCGCAAAACCACCGACAAGATCTGCGACGTGATCTGCGTCGACAAGATGCATACCGCCACCTACTACGCGCACTATCTCGAGGATGGCGAGCTCGTCGGCTATGGCGAGACCGAAGAAGAGGCTATCGAGGATCTGTTACAGGTACAGGAGGCATTGCAATGAACCTTATTGAAAAGGTAAAGCCAGAATTGGCCATTGAGCTTTTAAAGGATGGCATCAAATACCGCGATCGAGATATTAAGATCCTTCGTGAAATAGTTAAAGAATTTATAGAATATTTAGAAGAGGATGATCAGCCGCATCTCGTCCAATGGTATAAAGATAAATTGAAGGATATGGAAATATGACCAGCGAAGAACAACACGAGCTGTCACGCGACATGCTGATCGAGCTGCGCCGCCTGTCGTCGGTGTTCCATCAGGCGAATCTCGAGGCTCCCAAAGAGGACCGCAACAACGCTATCCTAGCGGGCCTCGTCATGGTGACGATCGAGCAGGGGATCGACAATATGAAGATGGAAGAACAGGAGCTGGTGACGAAGTTCATCATGTCCGTCGCCCTACACGATATCGCAAAGGACTTTGGGAAATGAGACAGCCTACCCTGCTGGAGCTTGTGAACGCTTATGCCGCTGCTGTGCGGAATGGCAATAAGAAGCGCGCCGCCAAGCTCGACAAGATCATCAAGAAGGCTTATGTTGCGTCTCCTCCCAATGGGTGATGACTTGGGGCTGCTTTCGGGCGGCCCTATTTTTTATTTGATTGAGTGCATTTTTTTGTTTGCATCGTCGGAAAGTTCGTATACTGTGATTCTTGTCGGGACGTTGATGCCCGCTAGATGGAGAGTGAAGATGCAAAATGTGTTTTATGTGTACCAAGATCAGTATGGCTTCCGCATTGAAGTTAAGACCAATCAAGGCACCCAAGCCGAGCGTGATTTTGCTTGGGACGCACCGACCTTCAACACACAGATGGGCGCTTATGCCTATATTGCAGAACATTGCAAATAAGGGGGCTTCGGCCCCCACCCCTCACTAGATGGAGATTTTAGATGGAAAAGCATGAAATTAACGGAATTAAATTTATAACCGATATTGATGAGTACCAAGAAGGTGTTTGGCAGTATTACGCCCATGAGGACGGCGAAGACGGTACGATAGGTTGGGGTAGTACCGAGGATGAAGCCATAGAAAACCTTTTTGAAAATATTTATCTTCGTTATAAATTGGAGGATTAAAATGTTAGATACCATACGCGCAGAAGCAGCATATCATGCCCGCACGGGCGGCCTGCCTACCGATAATCCATACACAAACGGCACTGGCTCCCGTACCGCATGGGAGCGGGGCTTTTTGGACGGCCTGCGGTCGTTGTATACCGAGCTCAAGGTGACGCAGAGAGCCTACGCCAAGGCCGTCGACGACAAACGGGCTGTGGAGGCCCAGCTGGCGCAGGTGAAGGCCGAGTACGACGCTTTCTTACTGGAACAGGGGTACTGATCATGGATAATTATTACCCAAGACGCCACGATATTTGCGTCATTAAATCCGAACGCGGGGTTGAGCTGGCCAAGGTTGGCACAGTCAGAAACGGGTTTATTCGGACGTACAGTTTGAAAAAGGACGGCTTGTTCGACAAGGAAAGAGACATCCATCTCCCGACCGAAACGATTTATCAGATAACTGAGCCAAACAAGCAGGCTATGGCCAAGTTTTTGTGGGAGAAGATTGAGCCAGGCCAGATCTGGCCAAGCCTTGTAAGGGCCAAGATATCCATTCTTACAGGGGAGGTATGATCATGGGAAACGCTAAAACACGGCAGGTCACGCTCCGCAGCATAATTAGCTGCGCTGCCTTTAGGAGGGGCTACGAGGAGGCCAAGAAGGGGCTGCCACTGGCTTCTGATAGGTTTAACTATGCAGACGTCTGGCAATACGAGCGCGGCCGCCAGTTTGCTTTCTGTTACGACGGCAGGCTCAAGGATGGTAACCGCGTCCGCCTTGATGCCCTGTATACCCTTGGCGCGGCTATGAACGCAGGACACGTATTATGAAATACTCATGGCAAAAAGACTACAAAAACGTATTGGAAGCGACCGTAGATTATCTAGCTGTAGGCGTTAGAACCAGTAATTGCCTTAAAAATGATAATATTAAGACGATTGGGGATCTGGTTCAAAAAACGGACGCGGAACTGTTGCGAATGCCCAATTTTGGCAAATTAAGCTTAAATGAGCTTAAAGTGGCTTTAAAAGACGATATTGGCATCGATTGGGATGCAAGGGCAGGATACGCTACCAAAGAGGCTGAGGAGAACAGCAAGTTAAAACAGCAGATCAAGGAACTCGAGCACGTCATCGACCTTGCCAAGCATTCCAATGACGCATGGAAGGAGGAGGTCAACCGCCTGTCCGCCTATGATCAGGAATCCCTCATCGATCGGTTTGCGGCTGCTGCCTTGCCAAGCGTGATCCTGCACTATCAGGGAGACGCCGAGGCTCATGCTGCCATCGCCTATCGCTATGGCTATGCCATGATGTACTCGAGAAAGGTGCAGCGGAAGAAGATGCTTTAAAGAACACCCTACGCGGGGGAAGTCACCTGCGGCCGTTACAGCAACGGGCAAGCGTGCAAGGCGCTACAAGGATTGGTTCTGGTCTGCGTAGGGGTGTGTAATTCCCAGTGAAACCAGTCAAGCTGTGAGAAGGGGTCGTCCAGTGGGTGGGGCGGCCCTTTTTTCATACATAATTGCTTACGCGGCCTGCAAAAATGGGGCGTAAGTTAAAAAAACTGTTTAATATCAACGGGTTAATTGAGTAGAAAAAACACATAAATACATACACCTATAATATACAGATACACACTACCTATAAGAGACATTCTATAGAGATAGAATTAGAGATATATACCTACTCTTAAGACTATTTTTTAAGTAAAAATATAAACCAGTCTTATATATATCTATATATATATATATTTATAATAAATTTATAGAGAGATTACAGAGACTTAATACAAACACAATGCGTACACATAGTGGGTCGTTTTTGCGTATGTATAAATGTTGTGGCCTTTCCTCGCCCGCGAGGTATTATGGGTTAGGGCATGGAGAATTTAGATGGCTAAAAAAGGACCGCCTCGCAAAATGACGCAGGCTGATAAAGATTATTTGGTGCAACAAATCGCAGCAGGAAGATCTGTCGTCGACATCGTCAGAGATGAAGGTTTTAGTGTTTCAGATCGCACTGTGAACGAGGAGTTGAAGCGGGATCCGGCGTTTCTTTCGGAATATGCGCGCGCGAGGGAGTTTGCCGTCGAGCCGAAAGTCGAGGAGAACGAGGCGATTTTGCGTGGCGAAGGTGAGTGGGCAAAAGTGCCTTGGGACGCGCGTAAAGAGATCGTCAACGATCGCCGCTGGCATGCGATCCGCCTGCAGCGTTTCCGTTATGGTGACAAGATCGACCTCGATGTTAAGGCGAACGTCCAAGTCGAAGGCAAGGTGATCGACGTCGAGGCGCTCGACTATGACCAGCTGGTCGCGTTCAGGCAGGCGCTGCAGATAGCTTCAGGAGAGGAAATTGACGACGACTATGAAGACTACACCGACTACGAAGAAGTTGATGATGGCGAGGGAGAAGGCGCTCAAGAAGATTAAAACCATGGATCTAGCACGGGAGCGTCCGCCTGTGACGCTGCCTAAATTTAGTTGGGATAAGGAGAAAGAAGATGATGTTAACGGAAATGGCGAAAGAGATCGATCGGCTGAACCAAGAGCTGGCCGAGCAAATAGATAAAAAGATGCAATTGTGCGTCAAAATGCTCGATATGGTGCCAAGGCGAGACTATGATGCCGTTATTGGGAGTGTGAAGGTTACCCAGAACATGATTGAATCCCTAATGGTGGAGCTTCGGAAGCACGATCCAGCCAGCTCTATTGCCCGCGACGCATCGATCATTCTGGGCGGCTTGGAGGCCATTGTCACGCCTGCGCGCATGAAGGAAGACTATAACTTCATCGACCACCTGAGCCCCGTTGGGGTCTTTGGCACCGTCAAGAAGGAGCACAAGCCATGAGGGAAGCTTTAGCATCGGAACTGCGCAAGGCTTATTGGGAAAGCAGGACAGACCTTGTTGATTCTTGGCATCAGTCTGATCATGAAGCCAAGCAAGCTTGGCGACGCGTGGCCGACGTTGCCATAAGCATGATCGGATCGCCTGTGGTTGCCGCGCAGCCGCCAGTAAAGATTTTGGGTTTAGAAGAAGCTACAGAGGAAATGCGGCAGGCGCTTTGGAACATCATTGAAGAGGCTCAGACGGCCTTGCAGGCGGATTAATGACCGTCATCCCCGTCGATGGCCAGATGCTTAACGTCGAGATGAACGAGTTCAACTCGGCGAGGCGCATGTGCGAGATGAAGCTGGTCGACTTCATCAAGCAGGCGTGGCATGTGATCGAGCCAGGGCAGCCTTACATTCACAACTGGCATATCAAGGCCATCGCCGAGCACCTCGAGGCCATCACCAACGAGATGATGATCGACGACGAGCGGTACTACAACCGCTTACTGATCAACGTCCCGCCTGGCGCGATGAAGTCCCTTCTGGTCAACGTCCTATGGCCAGCTTGGGAATGGGGACCAAAAAATATGCCCTATATGCGGTACGTGTGCGCCTCGCATGCCATGCCGCTCGCCATCCGTGACAGCATCAAGATGAGGCGACTGGTCTCATCCCCATGGTATCAGGAGCGGTGGGGCGATCGGGTGACGATCACAGGTGACCAGAACGAGAAGATCAAGTACGAGACGACGGCCACAGGATTCCGGCAGGCGGTGGCTATGTCAGGCATGACGGGTGCCCGCGGCGACCGCGTCATCATCGACGACCCGCACTCGGTGTCGAGCGCCGCCTCCGAAGCCGAGCGCACCACCACGATTGAGACATTCGAGCAGGCGATCCCGACCCGCCTTAACAACCCCGACAAGTCCGCGATCATCGTGATCATGCAGCGCCTGCACGAGGAAGACGTGTCCGGCGTGATCCTCGAGAAAGAGCTGGGCTACGACCACATCATGATCCCGATGGAATACGACCCCGATCGGTCCTACCCGACAATGTTGGGCTGGCAGGATCCTCGGTGGAAGAAGGGCCAGCTGTTCTTCCCGAAACGGTTCCCGCGGCATGTGGTCGAGCGCGACAAGCGGATCATGGGCAAGTACGCGGCGTCCGGCCAGTTCCAGCAGCTGCCGACCCCAGAAGATGGCGGCATTATCAAGCGCAAGCATTGGCAGCTTTGGGAAGACATAAAATACCCTCCATTCGACTACATCATCGCAAGCCTCGACACGGCCATGACCGAGAAGACCGAGAACGACCCGTCGGCGCTAACGGTCTGGGGCGTCTGGACCGATGATCCCAAGACCCATGCCACCCGCATGCTGAACCGCGATGGCCACATGACCCATGTGCTACGAACCTATGACGAGCGGGAGGTGCCGCCTCGGATCATGATGATGCATGCGTGGGCCAAGCACCTTGAAATGCCCGAGCTGGTCACGGAGGTGGCGCAGACGTGCCTCCGGTGGAAAGTCCAGACAATCCTGATAGAAGACACCACCGTGGGCAAGCCAGTTGCGCGGGAGCTTAGAAGGATGTATTCTGGAAAGAACTTTGGCGTTCAAATGGAACCCGTCGGCTCGATTGACAAACGGGCTAGGCTTTATTCGGTGCAACATTTGTTCGAGGAAGGCTTGGTCTACTGTCCCGACAAGGCATGGGCCGACGAGGTTATAAGCCAGTGCATGCGGTTCCCAAAAGCCAAGCATGACGATCTGGTGGATTCGGTCTCGATGGCGATGCGGTATCTCCGCCGGACAGGGTTTGCCCTGATGCAGGATGAGATACAGGAAATGTACGAAGACAGTCGGCAGCACACGGGCAGACCGCCTGAACCACTTTATGGGATCTGATTATGGCTCTTGTCGCTAACCCCAACCTTAGACTAGTTGACCAAGATCCATTGGAAGCTGAAGACATCTCGGTGGAGATTGCGGAGGATGGGCCAAAGCAGGACATCGACGAGCACGGCAACATTATGTCGATCGAGCTGCCTGACGGGTCGATTACGTTCTCGTTGGATGGGTCGCCAATTGAGAAGTCCGCTAATGCACGCAAGACGGGCTGGTTTGACAATCTGGTTGATGAAATCGATGCCGCCGAGCTGTCGATGATCGCCCATAATTTGATGAAGGGCGTACAAGATGACCTCGACAGCCGAAAAGAATGGATTGAAGACCGCGCCCAAGGCATCAAGCTCCTCGGGCTCAAAGTCGAGATCCCCGGGCTGGCAGGGGCGGCCGATGGCGCTCCCGTGGAAGGCATGTCACGGGTCAGGCACCCATTATTGCTCGAAGCTGTATTGCGGTTTCAGGCGAATGCGCGAGCCGAGCTATTGCCAACTGACGGGCCCGTCAAGATAAGGGAAGATAACAACAATGCTAATCTTCAGTCGGACCAGTTAGCTAATGATCTTGAGAACGACCTCAATCATTATCTCACAAGTACGGCAAAGGAATACTACCCCGACACCGACCGCATGCTCCTCATGCTCGGTTTTGGTGGCACCGCATTCAAGAAGGTATACTTCTGCCCGCTCAGAAATCGCCCGGTCAGTGAGTCGATCGATGCTGACGACCTCATCGTCAATAACTCTGCAACCGATCTCAGCAACGCCAAACGTATAACCCACCGTATCTACATGCGGGCTTCGACCGTGAAGCGCATGCAGATCCTCGGCGTCTATAAGGACATCGACCTGTCCGACCCGAAGATGATCAAGTGGGATGCGGCACAGCGTGAGAAGATGGCGCAGCAGGGCATCAGCTCAGAGTCGTTTAACCCAGAAGACCGAGACCGCGAGATCTACGAGTGCTATTGCGAGTTGGACATTAAAGGGTTTGAACATCGCCGCAAGAACAAAGAGACGGGCCTTGAGATCCCGTATCGCGTAACGATTGACGCGTCGACCCATGAAATCCTGTCTGTGGTACGCAATTATGATGAAGATACTAAAGAGCTTCCTGAACAGCGGCAGTCGTTTGTCAAGTACACATTCGTACCGGGGATGGGCTTTTATGACCTTGGTCTCCTGCACATCCTAGGCAACACGACCAATGCGTTGACTGCCGCTTGGCGCGAAATGCTCGATGCTGGTATGTACGCCAACTTCCCAGGCTTCCTTTATGCTGATACGGGCGCGCGGCAAAACACCAACATCTTCCGTGTACCGCCCGGCGGTGGCGCGCTTGTAAAGACTGGCGGCATGCCGATCAGCCAAGCCGTTATGCCGTTGCCATACAAGGATGTCGGTGGTGGCTTGATGGCGTTGGTGGAGAACATCAACCAGACGGGTATGCGGGTTGGCGGAACGGCCGAGCAGGCTGTGGGCGAAGGCAAGCAAGATGCGCCAGTCGGCACGACGATTGCGCTGATCGATCAGGCCACGAAGGTACTCAATTCTGTACACAAGCGCATGCACTCGGCGCAAGCTGAAGAGTTTGAGATGTTGGTGAAATGTTTTCGCGAAAATCCTGATTCGTTCTGGCAGCAGAACAAGCGCCCAGCACGCAAGTGGGACGAGGAGACGTTCCTTCGCGCGTTGGATCAGGTTGATCTGGTTCCGCAGGCTGATCCGAACACCGCAAGCCAGACCCAGCGTTTAATGAAGGTTGTGGCGCTGAAGCAAATTCAAGCGCAGAACCCGTCAATGTATGACCCGATCGCGATTGATACTGCGGCGTTGCAAGCTGTTGGCTGGAGCAATCCTGAGCAGTTCATGATCCCCGCTTCGGCGCAAGGTTCGCCTCCTCCTGAGATGCAAAAGGCTATGGCCGAGCTGCAGATCAAGAAGCAGGACAGCGACACCAAGCAGCAGCTGGCGCAAGGCAAAATTGCTTTGGATCAGGCTCGCGTACAGCTGGACATGGCTAAGGCACAGCAGGACAGCCAACAGGGCGGTCTTGTAGGCCCACAAGAAAAAACTGACCATGAAAAGCGTGTTGATGGCATTGATTTGATCATCAAGGAAAAACTTGCCGACGCTAAAATGATGGACAGCAAGTTGAAAGCAGCAGGGTTGGCCGCCGAGATGAAGCGCGATGCGTTTGACAACCAAATCAAGCAGGAAGACATGCTTGCCAAGGAGCGGATCCAAATGGTTGATTTGGCGCAGAACATTGCTGTGCATCCTGAGAGCGAGCAAGTCGTGCGTAACTTGCTTGGCAACGTCATCCCAGCCATTACGAGTGTTAAGCAATGATGGGAACGCGCGCAGAGTTGAAGAGCGGCAGTGAGTACGATGCGTTCTATGCTCGTAAAATCTACTGCTACCTGCAACGAAGCGGCGTTGTGAGAAAAATTAAACGGGCTTTCTGGAAACGTCAGCGCACCGAGCAGCGCGCCGCACTAAAGGACAACTGCAATGACTGACGCGCTGAAAATTGCAAAAGATGTGAAGCCAGCGCAACGGCAGCGGTTTAATATTATGCCGCCTACTGAAGAGCCGATGTCGGCTGGCCCTACTTCTATGCCTAAGTCCGACACGTCAAACCCAAGCACAATGTCTCTTGCAACGGCGTTTGATAATGCAATTGCTCATCACACAAGTTTATCGTATGGCGACCGAGTAGCTAATTCAAAAGAAGCTATTAAGCGGTTAGCGCCCCATGTTGGAATGCGTAAAGACAATACGTTGGTTCCGCTATTGGGTAAAAATGCCAAGCTCATGAAGTCACAAACGGGTTATGGTGACGAGGAGCCTGTAACGATTTCAGATGGACGTGGTGTTGAAACGACAGGCTTGGCGTTGGCTCCCTCATATGAAGAAAAGAATTTTAATACTTGCCCTAATGCTGCATCGTGCAAAGACGAGTGCCTTGGTAAGACGTCAGGCAATTACTTTAAAGTGGGCGGCGGACAAGATCTTTCTGCGTTTAAAGGGCCCCGCCTCAATAGCTTGAATAAAACCATTGCCATGTTACGTGAGCCAGAAGCTTTTGCGGTTCGGTTGCATGATGAAATTACGCAAGCCAAACAAGAAGCTAGGGCCAATGGCAACCACCTTGGTGTGCGTCTTAACGTGCTGTCAGATCTTAATCCTCGGATTACTCAATCCATTATTAAAGCGCATCCAGATGTGTCATTTTATGATTACACAAAGATGGCCTATAAACCTGTAGCGCCTAATCACCATTATACATATTCATCAACTGGTCTAACCCAACCTGATGTTGACAATCCAAACAGCAATTGGGGCCGCATGCGCCGCATGTTGGATTCTGGCAACAATGTTGCTATGGCGTTTACAGATAAAGAACATTTGCCAGAAACATTGCACGATAAAGAAACAGGCAAACGGTATCGCGTTGTTAATGGCGATACGCATGATTTCAGGCCGCTTGATGAGCAGCCTGAAGGAGAAGATGGCGTTATTGTTGGTCTGAAAAACAAAAAAGGATTTGGTTCCGAAAGTGATGCTCATAAGGAATCTAACGGATTTTTTGTTAAATATGATCCACGGCGCATGAAAACTGAGAAGGGTACTTGGCAGCGTGATGAAAGCGCGCCTGATATTACTGGCCCTTCTGGAAAAATTAAATTAAAACCAACTTTGCGTACTAATACGGAAGTATCTGTTATGCCGCAGGGCAAGCAGCAAACGCCATTAACAAATGATAGTATTCCAGAGGGGGAATTGAAATGACGATTAAAAGAACAAAATTACCAGTTGATGCGTTCTATGAGCAGTTTCATAACGAAGATCAGCCGCATTTTCATAGCATGAACCACCCGACTAAAGAGTGGTGGCAAACACATGACGACGTTCCTGAAAATGATATGGCGCAGCCTGTTCATTATAAGCAGGGCGGTAAAGTGCAAAAAACGCACTTTCATCATATCCCCGGCGTTCATATCGTAACGGCCGACGCGGGCGAACCTGTGTTTACGGGGGCGTTGCATGGTTGATGATGGCATCACCGCATACCACGGCTCACCACACGACTTTGAACAGTTTGACACGTCCAAGATCGGCACGGGCGAAGGCGCACAGGCGTATGGGCATGGGCTATATTTTGCCGAGCATGAGCCAGTGGCGGAAGGTTATCGGGACAAATTGGCGATGGGCCAATCGACACTTGACAAAAGACCAATGAGCGAAGTGGCTTCGGAAAAATACAAACTTCCGTATGGCACCGACCCAACTATTGAACATGACATTGCAGACATTGTGTCAAGTTATGGTGACACGGCGCGATCTGTGATGGAGGCCCGACACCCGCAACTTCTTAACCATTACGACAAATTGGTCAAAGAAGGTCGCATTAAACAACCCGGCCACATGTACGAGGTCGCCATCGACGCGCATCCTGATCACATGTTGGATTGGGATAAGCCGTTGAGTGAGCAGAGTGAGCATGTAAAAGGTGCATTTAACAACGTTATAAACACATATGGAAAGGTTTCTCCTTTTAGCGGAGGAAAAGCATATCAAGATTTAGAACGAATTATGGGGTTTATTGGCAAAGATTCTCCCAATGAAGAAACATCCAAAGTTCTCCATCAACATGGCATTCACGGCATTCGTTATCTTGATGAGAGATCTAGAGGCGATAAACCATGGGTTTTAAAGCATCCACAAGGTGGCGTTAATGAGTTTCCAAATGAAAAATCTGCAAAGGAATTTCATGCAAGAAACCCAGAATATTCTATTGAACCTCCTAAATTAACCCACAACTACGTCATCTTTGACCGCAACAGGGTCAGCATTAAACGGAAATACGAGCAGGGCGGCGAGGTTGAAGGATACGGCCGTGGTGGAGAAACCGAAGATTATCGTGGCGGTCATCAAGCTCCTCGTCGCAATGATGATGTTGGCGCTCCATTGCATGATACGACGGGCGTGTACCCTGCTGATTTATATAGCCCCAAAGGGTTGCATTATTATGGTGACGCGACTGATCCGATTGATCAAGAATCGTATCGCCATACAGTGCGTTTAAAAGGAAAACCAGAAGCTCCTGTTCGGGTTTACCGTGCTGTTCCACATGAGCCATCATCTCAAGAAAAGCTTGCTAAACTTGAATCTGATATGGCTGCTTACCAAAGAAGAAAGAAGCTTCCTAATGATGCGGGAACAACTAATGGTAGTCAGTGGTATAATAACGCTTACGATTTGCGTGAAAAATTAAGAACGCAACCAAATGAGTCTGCGCCTTCAATCGCAGCTATTAATCCCGGAGATTGGGTTACGCCCTCTAGAGCATATGCAAAATTACATGGAGACGGTGTTCTTCGTGGAAAATATAAAATTTTGAGTAAAATGGTAAAAGCAAAAGATGTTTTTACTAATGGAGATTCATTAAATGAATGGGGTTACGATCCAGAAATTACAAAAGCAAAAGGTGGGACCATAGATAGAGAGAAGGTAGATTATAAACAAATGCCCCATTCTCCTATTGTTGAGCATGTGCTTGACAAGATTAGCGCGCCGCTGCCCGCGTTGGATCCCCACCTTCTGGCAGCAATAGCGGGACGCCGCTCGTAACTCTGGAGTACGTACTATGGAAGAATACAAGAAAGACGACCGTGGGCGGTCAAAGGCCAAGCGCCTTACAGAAGCCGACCCACACACCAAAGTTGATAGCTCAACTTGGACGCCACCTGAAGCACTTGAAGCCGACGTCAAGACGGGCGCTCGCCCCCTTGTAAAGCGCCTTTATAAAAAGGGCGGCAAGGTTGTTGGCAAGCATGAAGGCAAAGACAGCCACAAGCACGGCGGCCGTATGCCTCGCAAGACGGGCGGCCGTACCAATAAGCTAACGCCTGATAGCCTGATCAACCGCGACGTCCGCACGGCTAACGAAGCCCGTGAAGGCGAAAAGCACGTCGGTGGGTTCAAGAAGGGCGGCAAGGCCAAACACCGTGCAGATGGCGGCCAAACTGAAGCTCAACGGGTCGGTGCAGCACAATCCCGATCTAATAAAGCGTATGACAATGCGTGGGACACCGCTGGTAAATGGGCAGATTTTAGTCCATCGGGCATTGGAAATAAGTCTAATATGGACCTTTCTATGGATGCTGCAAAAGCATACATGGCCTCTCGTGATGCAGATACAGCTAAGTCACAAGCTGGCATGAAAAAAGGCGGCCGCGCACACAAGTTTGGCGGCGGGATGATGGGTAACAACCCAGTTTCCCAACAAAACCAAATGATGGGTAAGGCTTCCGGCATGATGAAGAAGGGTGGCAAGGTCCATAAAAAAGCCCGCGGTGGCGCTGAAGCTGATTATGCTGATCGCAACTATGGTGCTGATGAACTAAGCCAGATGGTTAATAACATGTCATCCGTTGAACCGATGGGCACAAGCTATGCCAAGGTTCCTCGCCCAACGGCACGGCCTGCGGATAAGCCAGAGGTTTATACTGGCCCAAAGCCAAAAACAAACCCCGGCCCCGGCCTTAAAAAGGGCGGCAAGATTAGCCACCCCGATGAGAAGGCCGATCGTCAGTTGATCAAGTCAATGATCAAGCCAACGGCTTTCAAAGCCAAGGGTGGCAAGGCTATGCATCACGACGACTGCACCTGCAAAATGTGCTGGGGCGGCCGTACTGGCAAGTATAGCGGCGGCGGCATCTTCTCGGGCGACAGCAAGACAAAAATCCCCGGCGATGTAGGCGGACGTCAGGCTAAGAAGGGCGGCGGCGAAAGCAGCAGCATGTACGACGACCCTAACTATTGGTCGGGCGCGCATTATGATTTGTTCAGCGGCTGGCAAAACCTTGATAAGGCAACGCCTGATCAAATCGCTGCAATGAATTCTGCAGATCGTGCGCGCGCTATGGAAGCTCAAGGTAATGCCCCTACTCGTATGGGCGGTATGCCGGGCGCAGGCTATGGTGCAGGTTCACGTCGTTCTGCTCCTAAACCTTCGCCGATGGCCGCGGGTGCTTCTGATCTTTCCATGATGGACCCGCAGCAACGTGCACAGGCTAACCAAGGGGCAGGTCGTTACGATCCTACGCAATCCCCAACTTGGCAGGCCCCACCACCACGGCCGCAAAACACTTATATGCCCGGTATTCGCCAAGGCGGAGCAGGTGAACCTGCTATTGTTTTTGGAAATCCAAGCGGTATGGAAAATGATCCGTCAAGCTATGCAGCTCGTGAACGCGATTTTGTTCAAAGACAAAATCAACGCTTGCGGGACAGCATGGATGCGGGAATTAATTCTGACTTAACGCCACGTCCCGGACAAAGCCCTATGGATACAAGTGAGCAATCCTATGGGTTAACACCTGAGCAGGAAGATGCGTTGCCACGCAAATCAGGTGGACGAGCTAAAGGCAAAACCAACGTCAACATCATCATTGCCACGGGCAAAGGTGGTCAGCCGCAAGGCATGATGGGTGGTCAGCCAATGCCAAACGCTCCTGTGTCGCCTCGCATCCCGCAGCAACAGCCACCAATGCCACAGGGCGGTATGCCTCCACAGGGTATGCCTCCAATGCCTCCGCAGGGCGGCATGCCAATGCCTCGTAAGCATGGCGGTCGCACGGGATACCCGATTGATTCGGGTGCGGGCGGTGGCGAAGCTCGTCTTGAAAAGAAAGACGCCTACGGCCTCAAGCCTGCTCGCAAGGCAGGTGGCCGCACTGGCTATCCGATCGAGACAGGTTCGGGCGGCGGAGAAGCCCGTTTGGATAAGGTTAAGGCTTACGGTCTGACGCCTCCAAAGCGGAAGTAAAAGTTTCCCTAGTCGGTTTTCCTCCCGTTTTCTGACTAGGTGAGAGGAAGACCGGACGCTTTTCCAGCCCCTTGGAGCGTCCGGTCTAACCATCATTCAAGGGGTTAAAGAGGGCAAAATGTTAACAACAGCGTCTAAATATGCAGATGAGCTGCGTAAATTAATCGAGCAGGAATACGAAAGGATACGCGACAATCTCGCAAGCGGAGCGGCACAAGATTTCTCGGAATATCAACGCAGCATCGGCACAATCGCTGGCCTGCGTACCGTTCTAGAACTCATGGAAATTGCTCAAACCAATGCGGAGAAACGCTAATGCCTCCTATGAAAATGGCACACGCCACAGATCCCAAGACTGAATTGCTTAACGAAGTCGGTGATATCAAAGAAGTAGAGATCTTTAACAATCAAATCCTATGCGCGATTTATATTCGGCCACAGAAGACGGCTTCTGGCATTATTCTGACCGAAAAATACGTCGATGAAGACAAGTATCAGGGCAAAGTCGGGCTGGTATTGAAGATGGGGCCAGAAGCTTTCGTCGATGAAAGCGGAAAATGGTTCAAAAACATGAAGATCAAGGTTGGAGACTGGGTGGTTTTCCGGCCTTCAGATGGTTGGTCGGTGTCCATTAATGGAAAATCCTGCCGCATTCTCGATGACGTAGCCATTCGCGGCCGCGTCAAATCACCCGATATTATCTGGTAAGGAGTAAATAATGGAAGATGATCAAATCCAATTAGAGTTAGAGCCTCAAGAAGAAGAGATTCAGATTGTTGAAGCGCCGGAAGAACCAAAGATTGAGGAAAAACCTCAATTAACGGTTGAAGATGGCATCAACGAACTGAAATTTAAGCTTGAAGAAGAGCGCAAAGCCCGTGAAGCGGCCGAAAGGCGCGCCAAGGAGGCTATGGAACAAGCTTCGGTGTATAAAAACGACGCCGCAGACAGCAATATGAAGATGATCGATAGTGCTATCGATACAATCAAGCGCAATCAGGAGATTTTAAAGCAAAATCTTCGCGATGCGGTTGCTGCAGGTGACGCCGACGCGCAAGCCGACATCCTTATGTCTATCCAGAAGGCTCAGTCGGATCACGAAAAGCTTATGTATGGCAAGCAGCAGTATGAAGCGACGGTCAGAGCGGCCCCAGCGGATCCTGTTGAGGCTATGGCGTCCAATTTAACGCCTCGATCGGCAGAATGGGTTCGGGCGCACCCCGAATACGCTCGCGATCAGGTGTTAACCCGCCGGATGGTTCGGGCGCATGAAGACGCTCTTGACGAGGGCATTCGTCCAGACACCGACGAGTACTTTGATTACGTAGAAAGCCGTTTAAAAATCAGGCAAGCGCCTGTTCAACAACAGGAGGCAGCTTTGTCTGAAGCTTCAACGTCTACTTCTGGTCGTCGGGCCGCGGCTCCGCCCGCAGCTCCTGTATCCCGCTCTGGTACAGGGACGGGAAGCCGTCCGAACGTCGTCACCCTAACGCGCGCCGAACAAGAAGCGGCTCGGGATATGGGCATGACGCCGAAAGAGTATGCAGAAAACAAAATGGCCCTTGTACGGGCTGGTAAATTAGCTGGTTAATGGAGATTATTATGAAGACTGGTGTAGAACGTCCATCGCCGCGCACTGAAATGCGCCCAGAAGCAGAAGCAAACGACGATCGCCTCGCAAGGCGTCTTGCCGAGCTTCGCAACCACAACAACGCCAACCTCGATGAGGGCGTTGATAAGTTTGCTACCCCAACCCCACCGCCCGGCTGGTCGTATGAGTGGAAAATGAAGTCGGTCAACGGCTGGGAAGATCCGAGCCACTATAACCGCATTTCCATGGGCGGTTGGGAGACGGTTGATTCCAAGCGCCACCCTGAAATGATGCCGAAGGGCCATGTCGGGGCGATCGAGCGTGAAGGTATGTTGCTTTGCGAGCGTCCTATGGAAATTACCAAAGACCGACAGGCCCGCGACGCACAGACGGCTCGCAATCAGGTCAAGACTAAGGAAGGTCAGCTTGACCCGAAAGGCCGCGGCGGCTTGATGAACCGAGACGACGCAAACGCCCGTATGAAGGTCAGCAAAGACCACAATTTATACGTGCCAGAACAATAAGTCTGTCAGGACGGGGGGGGCTTCGGCCCCCTCTTTTCTTTTCTAAGTAAATATGTAATAGTGTCTCCGCTTGTGTCTCCCCCCGTCGCGGGAGACGTAACCCAATGTCCCGTTTCACAGTCGCCCCGTTGCGCGATGATGGAAACTCTCTGAAAGGAGAACCCGTCATGGCCAATACGTTTGCGCCCAGCGGCTTTCTACAATATCAGGGTGGTGCAGGTGGCGCTCCAACGTTCGCCCAATCCGTCCGTCGTATTGCTGCAGGTAATACGACCCCAATCTTCACTGGCGACCCAGTACAACCAGTAACATCGACCGCAACTGGCTACATCACGCAGGCAACTGCTGGTGGCTCGGTTCAGCTCGCAGGTATCTTTGTTGGCTGCAAGTACTATTCAACTTCGCAGAAGCGCGTTATTCCTTCGCCTTATTGGCCTGGTTCGGACGCAACGGGCGACGTTGAAGCTTACGTCATTGACGATCCAAACGCTCGCTTTATCGTTCAGTCTTCTGGTTCGGGCTTCCCTGTCACGGGTACGGCCACTTCTCAGACGTCTGGCGTTCAGGGTCAGCTCGTCACGTTCGCCTATTCCACGACTGGCGCAACGTCGGGCAACTCGACGGGTGGTAACAACGCAACGGGCCGTTCGACGGCTTATGTCAATGCTACCTCAACGACCAACACCTCGCCATTCATCATCGTCGACTATGCCGTCTCGTTCGGCAACGGTGGCGACCAAACCACACAGTATTGCAACTTGATTGTCGGCTTCAACAACGAAGTCTGGCGTTCAAACGCTGCAAACACTGGTATCTCGTAAGGAGTAATGAGTCATGGCTGTTAATCTTAGTCAGATCAAAGACCTTCTCCTTCCCGGTCTCCGTGGCGTTGAAGGCAAATATGAGCAGATCCCGTCGCAGTACGACAAGATCTTCACGAAACACGACTCGAAGATGGCCCTCGAACGTACCGCTGAAATGCGTTACCTCGGCCTCGCACAGCTCAAGACCGAAGGTGGCCAGACCTCCTTTGACTCGGGCGCTGGCGAACGCTTCGTCTATAACCAAGAGCACACTGAAATTGCTCTCGGCTATGCGATTACGCGTAAGGCAATCGACGACAACCTCTACAAGACCCAGTTTACGCCTTCAAACCTCGGCTTGGTGGAATCTTTCCAGCAGACCAAGGAAATCTACGGCGCAAACCTTCTTAACACGGCACAGACCTATAACAATGCTGTTGGCGGTGACGGCGTAGCACTCTGCTCGACCTCGCATCCTATCGACGGCGGTTCGGTCGCAAACACCCCAACCACTCAGGTTGATCTTAACGAAGCCACGTTGCTGAATGCGATGATCGCAATCCGTACGAACTTCCGCGATCAGGCTGGTCTGAAGGTGTTTGCTCGTGGTCGCAAGCTCATTATCCCACCAGCACTTGAGCCAGTTGCTATTCGTCTTTTGAAGACGGAACTGCGCCCAGGCACTGCAGATAATGATGTCAACGCGATCATGACAACTGCAGGTGGCTTGCCAGAAGGCTACTTGGTCAACGACTTCTTGACCTCTTCTTATGCATGGTTCTTGCTCACGAACATCGACGGTCTCGCATATATGGAACGCGTAAAGTTTGAAACCGATATGCAAGTCGATTTTGTGACTGATAACCTGCTTGTTAAGGGTTATGAGCGTTACTCGTTTGGTTACTATAACTGGCGCGCGATCTACGGCTCGTTCCCAACCTCGTAAGGAGAAGGCACTATGGCTGATACCGCATTCTCCGGTCCACTGATTGTTTTTGGGCAAAACCCAACACAACCTTCGGACTACAACCCTGATCTAGGCTCCTCGCTATTTTATGCGGGGGGCGGCATCCTTGATCCACGCGCTCCTTTTACTTACCTTCCCGGTGAGTCACAGGCAGCGCAGGATTTTGGGTGGTACGGCTTCAGTGACATTGTTTCGTTCACTGGCGTTCCATATACCAACGCAGCGGCAGCCATCGTGGCTTCTGCAAACGCAACGAGCGCAACTCTTACGCTCGTTTCGACTAACTCCGCGACCACTGGTGTCTATTATTCGTCCACGTTTACGCGTTCGGATACAGGCGCAACGGATACGGTTCTTGCTCTTGATGCTTATGCTTCAGTCACCGCTTCGGCAACGAACGGCGTTCTGACAGTTACGGCAAACAGTGGCATGCCAATCGGACCCGGAATGGTTCTTCTCTCGTCATCTACGTCGGTAACGGGTGGAACTCTTGGTGCATCTTCTGGCGTCTATATCAATTCTCAGATTACGACGACGGGGACTTCATCAACGGTTGGTAACGGACAAACTGGTACTTATCAGCTCA